AAGTTGGAGTTTTACGAGGACATGCGCGACAACCTTATGTCCCTGGTAAAGAACTCGGGCCTGTCGTTCGTAGATATACAAGACCACTGCGGTCCCTGCCCCCAGACACTAGAAGCCTGGGCGTCGGGCCGCGTGCGCAAGCCGCAGCTTGGCAAGATGCGCGCCACGCTGCACATCATTGGCAAGAAGTTCAGGGATATCGAATGACGCTTCACCGCGAGATCGACCGTATCGAGAAGCCGACCCGGCGACGGGCGCTTCAAGAATTTGGCGTGCCTAGTCTGAAGCTACATCTTCGGGCGGGCACGCCGACCGGCATGGTCGATACGCTCTACTTCATCCCCGGCGGTCGGCCCTTGCTCCATGAGTACAAATGGGGTAAGTTGGCCCCCGAGCCGAAGCAAAATTACACGCACAAGTGGCTGAAGAAACTAGGATACGATGTCCAAGTTCATAACAATGTCGAAGATGCCCTTGAAAGTATTCGCCGAGCCATGGAATCCGCACGACTACATGAAGAAGGGCGTCAAGTGGCTGTTGGAGCACGCGGCCGCCGGTCTGTTTCTTGACCCCGGCCTGGGAAAAACAAGTATAACCCTCGCCGCATTCAAGATGCTCAAGCGGCGCGGCGTCGCCCGCAAGGCGCTGGTTATCGCCCCCATACGGGCGGTGTACGACGTGTGGCCCGAAGAGATAAAGAAGTGGCGTGACTTCAACGAACTTACCTACGTGATTCTGCACGGCCCCAACAAAGAAGAACGCTTGGCCGAAGATGTGGACTTATATCTTATAAACCCCGAAGGCGTGCCCTGGCTATTAGACCGACCGCCGCGTGTGTGGCGCGACCTGGGGTTCGACACGCTCGTCATAGACGAACTGTCGAAGTGGAAGAACTCGCAGGGCGTGCGCTTCAAGCAACTGAAGAAATTTCTCGACGACTTCGACCGCCGCTGGGGCCTGACGGGCACCCCTGCCGCCAATGGTCTAGTCGACTTGTTCGGCCAGATGTATATGCTGGACCTGGGGCGTTCGCTGGGCCGGTACATCACTCACTACCGCCTCACGTACTTCACCAATCCAGACAACATGGGTTGGAAATGGGTGCCGAAGGTGGGCGGCGCAAAGGAAGCCATCTACGAGCGCATCAAGCCGGTGGCGTTGCGCATGGAAGATAGGGACTATCTCGAGCTACCCGATATCGTGCCGCTGTGGGTGCCGCTCAAGCTGCCGCCCAAGGCGCGCAAGCTCTACGACACCTTAGAGGACGAGCTTATCGCCGAGATCGAAGCCGGACTCGTCGTGGCCGCCAACGCCGCCGCCGCCGGGACGAAGTTATGGCAAATATGCAATGGGGGACTGTACATTGGTGACGATATCGCCGCCAAGGTGGCTGGCAAGGCCCAGCGTGATGCAACGGTTATCCACGATGTTAAGACGAATTGGCTACGGGAGTTGGTCGATGAGTTACAAGGCGAACCGTTGCTCGTCTGCTATCAATTCAACCATGACCTGGATCGCCTCCTGGCCGAGTTTCCCGACACACCTTGTTTCGGCTCAAATCGCATGGTCAATTCGAACATACAGGCCCGTTGGAATCGCGGTGAACTCCCCCTTGTTTTTGGACAGCAAGATTCTATCGCGCATGCACTCAATCTACAAGGCGCAAATGCGCGCCACATCGCCCACTACAGCCTGACATGGAACCTTGAAACTTTCGAGCAGGTGCTAAGACGCATACGCCGCCAGGGCAACACCGCCGCCAGGGTGTTTCAGCACTTGCCCTACATGGTCGACACCACAGATGAAGATCGCCGCTACGCCCTGCGCGCCAAGGCCAGCGGCCAGAAGGCGCTGCTGGATGCTCTAAAAATTCGCCGGGGACTAAAATAACCCTTGCGCCCCGTTTCTTTTTGAGGTAAGTGTGTCTTAGATGGTTACGCCTATTCCCAAACCCCCGTTCGTTGTACTCAACACTGTGTCGTTCCCGGTCGGCAAGCCTGATAAGGTGCTGGTGGTGTTCGACATGGGCGCGGGGTTCTTCGGCGTAGCCTACAGAATATCGACGGGCCGCGTGGATTTAATACCGGTTCGCCGACGGGACCTGCTCGATGGAAAGTACCAGTACGCCGCCGACAGTCCCAAGATATTCGCCGCCGCCTTGCGCGACTTGGCGATTAGAAAGGGCGTTTCATACGAAGCGTACCTGACCCTGGGGCAAATGAAGCCCTTTAACCGAGAGGAAGAAATAGCTATGGCCAAACTGTCGCGTAAAGCCGATCCCGAGCCCGAAGTCGAAGAAGACGAAGACGAAGCCCCGCCCGTCAAAACCAAGACGAAGGCCAAGGCCGCACCGCCGCCCCCGCCTGCCAAGGCCAAGAAGCGCGCCGCCGCCCCCGCCCCCGAGCCCGAGGAAGATGAAGACGAGGAAGTCGACGAAGAGGAAGAAGAAGAAGAAGAAGTCGACGAAGATGAAGAGGAGGAGCCTCCCGTCGCTGCCAAAGCCCGAGGCAAAGCCAAGGCCCCTGCGCCCCAGGGGCGCGCCAAAGCTGCCGCGCCTGCCCCCGCCAAGGGCAAGCCCGCCCCGGCCGCCGCCAAGGGCAAGGCGAAGCCCGCCCCGGCCAGGGGGCGGCCCGCGTCGAACGGCGACAATGACACGCGTAGGATCAAGATCCTCAAGAAGCCCCACGGGGCGCGCGAAGGGACGTTCCGGGCGGGGATGCTCGACGACATCTACGCCAGCCGCACGGTGCAGGAAGCCGTCGACGCCGGTGTGAAGAAGTCGGACGTCGCCTGGGCGGCCCGCAGCGCGTACATCGAGCTTATCTAAGCTTTGAGCGGTCGGGCTACGGCCCGACCGCTGCTTTTCAAGAGGGGGAACATGATACACCTTATCTACGCCTCCACGGTCACAGTCGGCGGCTGGGCGACGTTTACAAGACATCTGCACGATACGCTGAAGCGAACGGGCCACGACGTCCAGGTATGGAAAGTCGGCAACAACACCGAAGCCAAGCAAAGACCCTGGGGTCCTGACCACACCTACAGAAACCTTGCCCCGTGCGACTTCGAGGATTACCTGGGCGAGCCCGACGACTACATCGTCATGTGCGTCATAGGCAAAGATTACAAGCCCGAAGCCGAAACCCTGATCGGCATGGGCGCGGGCGTTGTGATCCACGACACCACCGAACACTCGACGCGCATGAACGTGAAGCGCCCGTGGGTCATTCGCCGGAGCCTGCTGGGCGTCGGCAACTCGCGCGGCGGCGTGTTCATACGCCACCCCTACGTGCGCGCCAAGCGACCATCCTCGACCCACACGCCCCGGCCCCGCAAGGGCGCTATCGCCCCCAGCCGGATCGACTTCGACAAGAACCTCGCCATGATGCTCGACGCGAACCGGCGCGGCGCGGACATAGATATCATCGGCTTCGAGAACCGGCTGTACACCCGAAACAAGATAGTCCCCTACTACCCAGAGTGGGTGCAATCCCACAACCTGCGCACCTACCCACGCACCGGAGCCCTGGCCGTGCCCCGGCTGCGCCGTGCGAAGTTCATGGTGGACCTTACCGATATAAGGGACGACGGCGGCGGCACGCAGTACACCTTTCTCGAGGCGTGGGACGCCGGGGCCATACCCGTCATAGGTAACTGGTGGGTACGCGAAGACGACGACATGGTGCCTGGGGAAAACTGCCTCGCCGTCGCGGGCGCGAGCGACCTTGTGAAGCTCATGCGCGCCGCCCGGAAAGACCCCGACTTGTACGACGACCTACCGCTGGCGGGCGAACAGCAACTTGTCTACCATCGTCCCAAGGTGCTAGAACCTTTAATCATGAAGTGGCTAAGGAGAGTTAAACGTGATGCTGGTTAAAGAACTGAACAACTTCATCCGTGAGCGAGAAAACATACGGCGCAACCATGACCTGCGCGTGAACGGCCCATGGACCGACGACCCCATACTGGCGACGTACCGCTTCTGCAACGTGCACCGCGAGGACGACAAGGTCACGAAGTGGATCGCCGACCACTGGCGCGGCCCGCACGCCGAAGACCCTGACCTGTGGTTCGCCATGCTGGTCGCCAGACTAACCAACCTGCCGACGACCATGACGATAATCGGCTATCCCGTGCCCTGGCAGCCCGAGAAAGTTCGCGAGCGTATGAAAGAGGCTCGGGCGAACGGCGCGCGGCTGTACAACCCCGCCTACATGATTGGGACGCAGGGCACCGCCGGGGATAAGGTCGATTTTCTGGTGGACATTGTGTGGTCCAAGTTATGGGCCATACGCAGCGCCCTGCGCCCCATGGTCGGGGATCGGTTGGAGGACTTCGCCAAGCGCCTGCTTCCCCACTTTGGCATGGGAACTTTCTTAGTGGGGCAAATCATAGCCGATGTGAAGTACGTTTTACCCTTGCGCGTGGCCAGCGATTGGCGTAGCTTTGCGCTGTCGGGGCCGGGGTCGCGCCGCGGACTAAACCGCGTGCTGGGCTACGCCCTTAACGCCCCCTGGCGCGAAGACGAATGGAAAGAACAGTTAAGGCTTCTGCACCAGCGCATTGATCACAACATGCACGCGCAGGACCTACAGAACTGTTTGTGTGAGTTTGACAAGTACATGCGCGCTCGCCTCGGCGAAGGCGCGCCGAAGCAGCGATACAAGAGGGACACCGCATGGGAAGACACATCGCCACCGCCTTTGCCGTGATCATAGTGCTTATGTTTCTAGTCACCATTTGGTATTACACACAGGGATAAAATATCCATGCGCATCATCAACGTACACAACGTCAACCTAGCCCTGGCCGAAGGGCTCAATATGATCAACCATTCGGGCGTGCCGATGGAAAGCCGCAACGGGCGCGTACTGGTCATACCCGAGCCCGTGACCACCATTTACCATAACCCGCAGATGCGCGTTGTTATGAGTCCACTGCGCGACGCCAATCCGTTCTTCCATGTCATGGAAGCGTTGTGGATGCTGGCCGGGCGCAACGACGTGAAGTTCATAAGCGACTACAACAAGAACATCGCGCAGTACAGTGACGATGGCGTGACTTTCCATGGCGCATATGGGTACAGGTGGCGGGCGCATTGGGGCTTCGACCAGCTTGAACGTATCGTAGACCTCTTGCGCAAAGACCGCAACACCCGCCGCGCCGTGCTGTGCATGTGGGACCCTCTCGATGATTGGGAACAGGCGTCGAACGATCTGCCCTGCAACGACGTGGTGTTCTTCGACACCCTGCGCGGCGTGCTCAACGCCACCGTCTGCTGCCGGAGTAACGACATGTGGTGGGGCGCGCACGGGGCCAACGCCGTGCACTTCAGTTTCCTGCTGGAGTACATTTCGGCGGGTGCGCACATCCCGATGGGCTTTCTGCGGCAGGTGAGCAACAACTATCACCTGTATCCCGACGTGCTGCCCAACAAGGGCGTCGAGATTGAAGACCTCGCCGACGACGCCGCCGACAGCGACCCCTACACCCATGGGATTAGCGGCGGGCGAACCTACATGCGCCGACAAGCCGACCCGCTGCCCGGCTTAGTCCCATTGATAGAATCGTTTGACTCATTCGACCTGGATCTCACAAAGTTCATGGCAGACTCCCTGTCGACCGACATGTACGAAGATAACCCCTTCTTTCACAAGGTGGCGGGGCCGATGGCGCGGGCTTGGGCGTATTACAAAGCCAAAGAGTATGGCCACGCCTTCGACCAGATTGACCAGATCGTCGCCGGAGACTGGCGGCGGGCCTGCAACGAATGGCTGCAACGCAGAAGGGAAAATACCCGTGTCGCTCGGAAACAAGATTGATTTTATCGTCAAAGCCGGGGGCACCGTCCGCTTCCACACGTGGCCGACGATCAAGACCCAGACCGTGGCCGAGCATAGCTGGCGCGTGGCCATGCTCGTGAATGTGATCGCGCCGAGTTTCGGCATGCCCGTGATCGCAGCGTTGGAGCATGACATGGCCGAGTGCGTGGTGGGGGACATACCCAGCCCCGCCAAGCGGTCGGGCCGGTTCGACCGCGAAGCCTGGGACATCATCGAGTACGAAGTGTTGAAAGACGCAGGCTACGGCCTCGTCAACCAATACCTGACCAGCGAAGATAAGCGCGTACTCAAGCTGGCCGACTACGCCGAAGGCTGTCTGTTTTGCATAGACGAGCGCAGCCTGGGCAACCGGCGCATCGGCGAAGTGTACGACAATTTCCGCACGTACCTGAAAGAGTTTGTGCACCCCAAACACATCCTAGAGGAGGAACTCGTTGAGTACATCGACAGAAAATGGCGAGAAGCCAATGGCCAATAGATATCAAGTCGGCGGCGATCACTACCGAGATCGCGACGTGCAGCCGTGGGACATCATAGACATGTATGGCCTGGGCTACTTCGACGGCAACGCCGTGAAGTACCTGCTGCGCTGGCGTAGGAAGAACGGTGTCGAGGACCTGCGCAAGGCGATCCACTTCATCGAGAAGCTGATCGAGCTAGAGGAAGAAGCCGAGCCCACGTCCGATACTCTTTCAGTAACGATGGCGCTGTGCAGCAACGGCGAACAGAGGCCCGCCCATGGCGAAGACTGAACACTGGCAGCTAGAGTGGCTGCACAATCACACCATCACGTGGCGGTCGAAACCCTGGTCGTGCCGGCTGGGTCTGCACGGATGCCTGACCCGTGGCGACGACTTCTTTCTGTGGGGCGAATGCGTGGGCTGTGGGATGCGCTTCGGCTACATACTGCGCGAGACTGTGATGCGGGCGGCCATGGCGAACGAACCGAAATGAACTACGAACACCTAGAAACCCACACCCCGTATCAGTGCTTCTACTGCGGGCAGAAAACGACGGGCCGCGACCATGTGCTGCCCGTCGCATTCCACAGGTTAGCGCGCTTCTATCGCAAAGCCATGGTAACTGTGCCGTGCTGCACAAGCTGCAACTCATTCGCTGGCGACGCTGTGTTCCGCACCGTAGCTGAAAAACAACGGTTTATCAAGGTTAGAATCAGGGCTTACTACAGGCGACTTCTCGACTGCGACCAGTGGAGTGTGGATGAAATAAACGAGCTAGGGCCTAGCCTGCAAACCTACCTGCTCGGACAAGAAGCCCTGCGGCAAGTCGTGTTAGACAGATTGGCATGGAAAAGGAGGTAAAAAACAAGCGTAACTGGCCGAAACAAGCATGGCCATAACGAGGGCGGTCGGCGGGCTCGACGTACCATGGTACGGCAAAACCCCCCGCGCCTGCCCAGCCCCCCGGTTTGTGTAGGCTAGCGTCGATGTTTGGCCGCGACCCTCGCCCCCAGGCCAAGCGTAACCGTAGGGGCGAACAACCTTAGCCGTAGGAAAGCTTAACCATGAGCACGTTCATCTACCGCACCGACACCCATCAGTTTCTGAAGTCGTACGATCCGGTAACAGACACAGTCGACTGGACGCCGACCCGCGACGACGCCTACGCCTATCCAGACGCTAACGCCGCCCTGGCCGGGTATACCACGCAGTCTATCGTCGAGCCGTTCCACAGCGACGGATCCGAGCGCCGACCCCTTACGGCAATACCGGTGACGTTCGTATACGGCACTGATCCTACCCCCACGCCCAGCACGCACGGTCCCGAGCCCACGCTCGCAGCAACGGAGGAGCCCATGGAACCAGTCTAGTCGAGTAGGTCGACCCGAGGGGGCGGTTCTCCCCCCTGTTGCCGCCCCCTCACCCTTAACCAAGGAGAATAATTATGACAGAACTCACCTTCGGCCAGAAAGCCGTGGGCCTCACCTTCAACCCCAGCGGCAACCCCGACGTCCACGACTGCAAGCTGGCGTTCGCCACCGCCATCGACATGATGCACGAACTTCGGGAAAGCTCCGAGAGCATGGACGTCAAGCGCATGGCCAGCGTCGCCATCACCGAAGCCCAGACGGCGCAGATGTGGGCGGTCAAGGCGCTGACCTGGGGCATGTAAACTATCGGAAAGGGACTTCGCGGTCGCCCCCTTTCCGCGAAGCCAGCGGTGCGTATAGGCCCCGAGCCGGGGCGGGGACCGCGAACCACCGATGCCCCGGCGCTTTCACATACAGATCATTACATTGACCGCGATGTTCTTGCTTCGGGTTTCGAGCCCGACCCTCGGCGTCCCATTGGTCCCGTCGGTAGTGATCTTCCCATAGGATTGGTTGGCGGCGGCCCCGGCATTCTGGGCCGAATAGCCGGTCGCTCCGCCTGGACAATCGGTAGCCACCACGCCGTAGATGCTACCGGCGGCGTTGTTCGCCCCCACCCCAGACAGTACCCGGAAGCCCTGCATCTGGTCGGGTTGCAGGCTCCCCAGCGTGCGGCCAGGGTCGACGCCCGAGCCGTTATCCCACACCCTTAGAATTTGTCCCTGGGCGTTGGGTAGAAGAAGACGACGATGCGCGGCCCAATCAGCACTCGCCGTTGCGCCGCGCGCCACGACGTTTCCGCTACTATCCTGGATAACCGTGGCTTCGGGCAAGTTGGTCCACAGGAACGTGAACAGGTTCATGGCTCCCGTGCCCGCGTAGGCCCCCGCGCCGCTCGACGCGTCGCCGATGCTGTTCCCGTTTAGTAAGAGCCATCCCGTGGGCGCGGTGCGGGCAAGCGTGGTTTTGACGTCCCCCGTCTGAAACAGCAGGGACGTTATGTTGGGCACAGACGGCACGCCCAACTTGGTCTGCCACGCCGTAACGTCTGTCCCTGACAGGTTGCTGGCGTCGTGCTCCGCCGCCACGGTGGGGTTCTGTATTTCCTGCGCCACCGCCGTCATAATCGTGCGGATAGAGTCATTAAGCTGCGCCGGGCTCATACCTTCATACATCGGAATGCCGGGCTGGTTGGCGTTGTTCGCCGGGTTGGTCGGGTCCCATGCGGTGACGGGTGCGAAGCTCATGGGGTATTTCCTGCTGGGTTGGGGGGCGGCGGCGCAACCAGCGTCG